TTGGCTTTTTGACGATCCTTTGCCTTAGCCACTTTTTTTAACGATTTTTCCCAAGACCTTGAAGTACTATGAATCTTTCCTCTGCCTTTGTTACCTTTACTCATAAAAAACCCCCCTCTGAGGCGATAGTTGGCTTTTGTGGAAAGCCAAAATGGAAACGGATTAAGAAAAAAGGGAGAGCCGAAGCTCCCCCTGGTGGTTAGTGATTGGAAGGAAGGTTTTTACCAATTACGTTAGCAACCTCCCAATCGGTTAAGTTATTATTGCATTTCTTCAGGTATCTCAATGATGCCATCATTTATATCAAGCATCATATCTTCAACCAATACCTTACCACGTTTGATTGGCTTTCCTGAATCAGAATCACGCATAATCTCATCAAACACGTCTTTGTTGTTTATATAGGTATCAAGAGTTAATTTCTTGTTCCTATTTTGCATACGTTTAACTTTAGCAAATTCGCCTAGTTTCGTATACTTACCGAAGTCAATGCCAGTTTGACCTTTGATAGCTGGTCTGAAATGGTAGAGCAAACCTTTGAAGGCATGGTCAAGACTGACGTATTGCTGACGCATTTGTTCAATCTTTTTGTCCAAGTCCTCGATTGGGTGTAAGGTAAGCTCAATGTCGACATTTTGCCTAACCATCTTTGCCCTTTCTTCTTTGAGCTTGAGTCCTTGTTCCATGACATTGTCACGCATCTTTTCAAACATTCTCGGAAGTTGGTCTTGTAACTTCGCTTTGATGATGACCTCGTTACCATCTTCAAACATTTCTGCGACCATGAGACATCTTCTGATGAACTCCTGATCCCAAGCTTCGTTGTAAGGTGTTTTAGGCTTAAATGCTTTAGCGATTTCATCTAACTGCTCCGTGGTTATATTGTTAATTTCTTCCTGAGCTTTTAACTCAGACTCAGTCTTATGTTCTTCTTCAATAATATGTGTCATGTAATGTTCCTTTCTATGACAAATGGTTAAAGAGGATATAAACTTTATACCCTCTTACTTTGGCTTTATTTACCTGATACATCAAGATGAGTACATCTCAATGCATAACCGATATCTGAACCAGCTTTACGATTTTCCTTATAATCTAAAAGCCAGTAATCTGGACAAAATGCCTCAGACCGACTTTTGTGCCAAAATGCTCTGATTTCGTTTTTTTGTTCTAATATAGTCATGTTATCCTCCCTAGTTCATGTCATGTTTGATTGTGTATAATTCATGCAATCTTTGGTGGTCACCAGAATCGATTGCTTGCTGTATATCCCAGTCTAGCTGACTAGATGGCATAGGCTCCGATCTGTATGGAAGCCTAAATTCCTCTGTGTCAAGTAACTCAACTGTTGAAGTATCTTGGTATGATACCATGTCATCTAATTTCTCTAGATCACTTGGTTGGCTTTTAATAAATAAGTCTAATTGTTTATACATTGTAATGTTCCTTTCTGTATAAAGTTAAGCTTGAGCTTTAGGGTTAAATTTGTCAGTAAGTTCTGACCATATGAAATTAGGAAGGTAAAATAAGTCGTTAAGTACCTCCGTAATAAACTTGCAAGCCATGGCAAGTATTCCACCGACACCACACACAATTGCGATGAAAAGTGCGAATGTGAATAAGATTATAAGTCCGATAATTGTCTGTAATTGTTGTAATTTAGTCATGTTAATCTCCTATAATGACATTTGATTTTAAGCACTACCTACTCGATTTTGTACTGCTCACTTGATGCTTCCGTTACATACTAAGACAACTTGACCTGACGTTCTTCACGTCAGACAAGCTTGCTCCCGACCACTTGGGAGATAGATTCTAAAGTACGTCCAGTTTTTTGCCCTTCGCAAAAAAGTTCATCTTGACGTGCTTAGAAGATATGAAAAAAATGGTAAGAGGGATATTGATGACGGCTATGTATGACCATTTTTTTAGGAGTTGGATAGTATGATATTGCTCCTCATTCTTCATGTGAGCAGTTCATAATCTAGTAGTAGTAGTAAGTCTGTTCTTAGAAAGTGGGACACGGTTTTGACCTGACGTACTTCACGTCAGACAAAATTCTTACGAACAGAGAACTTTGTACTTCGCAAAGTTCTACGATTGAAGCGTGGGGGTTACCCCATGCAATATCGTGTTATTCAGCACAGTACGTAGCCATGAGTAAAGAATGATATACCCACTTGGAATATCATTCTGCATCGAACCCAACCTGACGTTCTTCACGTCAGATGGGCTTGTATCTGCTTTTGGGTATCACGTCCCTTTTGTAACACAGACGTACTTCACGTCTGACGTGCAAAAGGAAACGGCTACTCCAAAAGGTATAAAGGGTCTGTCTAGACCTAAAATTTCTCTTAGACCCCTGTCAGGGAATGTGATGAAAGGGATTGATGATAATCAATATGATTATGTATGGCTCGATGCCATCTCATAATCATTTACTTAATACCCCAGATCGTTACCCGTATGGGTCGACACACCTTCGTGTCGATGAACTTAGGAACTCGTTCCTTAGTGAGTAGAGCTGGATTAAGGTACTAATAACAATGACTTAGCAATGTGAATAGACAGCTTATTATAGAGTATGGTTATCCTCTCGTAGAGCAACAATAAGAGACCTTGAAATGAAAGCTAATACTACGCAACAAGAAAAATATAAGGGTTCGGTTGTGCCAATGAAGGACATACAAACGAACAGTCAATCACTACTACCACAACATAGTACAGTAACAGAAGCACAAGCTGAATTAGTACACGCAATGTTGCATGATGGTTGCAACCCAACAGAGGGTGCAAAAAGATTGGGTAGGAATAAGGCTTGGGCTTACAAAACCCTGAATAAGCCTCATGTTATTGAATATCGGCAACAACTAGCAATGATGACTTTGGGTTGGGACTCAACACAAGCATTGGCAACTATGAGAGAACTGCTGAACAGCAAATCGGCTCATGTTAGACTAGAAGCCTCTAGAGATTTAATGGACAGAGCTGGGTTAAGGGTTGACGCACCCAAGACTAGTAACACAGCTGTGGAAATTAACTTCAATGTTTAATAGGGGTCCCATGCCTTGATCGTCTGCATACAAGTACGCTTTAAAAATCAGGCAACGGACTCTATAACGGGTAGAACACACTCATGACACTATGTGAAAAGACAATTCTTCAAAAAAAATTTTATATAAATAAAGCCAAAAACAAAAGGAGATAAATATGGGTGGTAATAGTTCAACTTCATCTGGAGGATCAAGTAATCTAGCTAGCCTGAAAGAAAGAGACAGGGCAATGGCTGCTGCAACAAATCGTGCTAAAGAACAACAAGAATCTTGGAGCAACAGGGCAACTAAATCTAGAGATGTTGCTTTTGACCAAGGTGGCAGAAAAGGATCAGAACACCCTTCATATAAACAACATTCAGGTTCTGGTGTTTATGCAGAAGTAGACAGAAATGTTAGGATAGCCAGAGATTTAGAAAGCCAAGCTAGTGCAAGTACAACCATTACTGGGAATAAAGCAATAGACATGATGATACCTGGATATGGTACATTAACTAACGTATCTGCATTTAGTAAAAGACAACAAGCTTCTGCATTAAGGGGTGGTGGCAGACCTGTATATGATGAAACAGGTGCTTATCAAGGTGTTGTTAGCAAGAACTTTATAGGTGCTAATGTATATTCTGGTAATGCAGATTTTTCTCCTATAGGCAGATCGCAAGGTGTTACTTACAATGCTCAAACTGGCACTTACACAACTTCTCAAATGCAACAACAAGATAGTGGTTCTGAATCTTCAAATAATACTCCATCTAATACACAAACTACGGCTACAAATAAAACAGATAGCACAACAACATTAAGTACTGCATCTAGGAGAGCTTTAATATCAAGTGGTGGTGGTGGTGCTTTAAGAAGAAATCTTATATGAAATTAGATTATAAACCTCCTGGGCAAGTAGCCAAGGCATTTATGAAAGATGGATCATTTGTTCGTGGTATCAGAGGTCCAGTTGGTAGTGGCAAGTCAGTTGCTTGTTGCATGGAAATAATGAGAAAAGCCGTAGCTCAAAAGCCAAACGATCAGAATGTCAGAAGAAGCCGTTGGGCAGTTGTAAGAAACACAAATCCTCAATTAAAAACCACAACCATTAAAACATGGAGAGATTGGTTTGATGATGATTTAGGTCGGTTTATCTGGTCACCTCCCTATACACATAATATTTGTTTTTCCTTGGGGGATAAAACTACTGTGGAACTTGAAGTCATATTTTTGGCTTTGGATAAGACAGAAGATGTTAAGAAATTATTATCTCTTGAATTAACTGGTGTGTGGGTCAATGAGGCTCGTGAAATAAATAAAAATATTGTAGATGCTTGTACTATGCGTGTTGGTCGTTTTCCTTCAATGCGTGAAGGTGGTCCAACTTGGTATGGTGTTATTATGGACACTAATGCTCCCTCAGAAGATCATTGGTGGGGAATAGTTGCTGGGGAAGTTCCTATTCCTGAATATATGACAACCGAAGAACGATTATTAATGGTTAAGCCTGATGATTGGAATTTCTTCTCTCAACCTGGAGCAATGTTTGAATTTAAAGATGAGCATGGTAACTTAGCTGGTTATTCTCCTAATATGCAATCTGAAAACAGAGAAAACCTACAAAGCGAATATTATGACAAGATTATATTAGGTAAAGCTCCTTCTTGGGTAAAAGTATATGTATTAAATCAATATCAGGCATTAATGGACGGCAAACCAGTTTATCCTACATTTAGGAGAGATGCTCATGTTTCCAAAGACCCATTAGCGCCATCAGATCAAAACGATGTAATTGTTGGCATTGACTTTGGTCGTTCCCCCTCGGCTGTCTTTTGTCAGCAATTACACTCTGGAAGATGGATAGTTTTCCATGAGATAATTGGCAAAGACATGGGAGCAATCAGATTTGCTGAAATACTCAAAAGGGAAATTTCCAAAAACCAATGGGATAAATTAACATTCAAGTTTATTGGCGATCCAGCAGGAAATCAAATGGCACAAGTATCTGAGCATACACCTTTTATGATGCTAAGAGCTGCTGGAA